GATATCGCATCAAGATTTGTTTTCATTCTTGCTAATATCTGTTCTCTTAATGTATCTGCCATTATGTTTTACTCAATAAAACATTAGAAAACTTACCATCATCTGTAAGTAAATTTTCTCTTACTGTATATGCAACAGAGTCAACCGTAATACTTGAACCTCTTGCAAGAGCCGAGACATCTGTTGTAACTGCTGTCAGGATATATTCTGTAGATATTGCTGTACCGCCTGCTATAACATCATCTGCTGAATCTAAATGACCTTTAAATGCAGTACCACCGCCTATCTGACATGTAACTCCATCTTGTAAATAAACTCTTAATGTTGCAGTATCTTCAATTATTGCCATTTTTTACCTTTGCTTTTTTTGGCTTTTGCTCAGTTGCCTTTTCTGCTTTTCCAATCCTGATTAATAATTCACCATCAGAATCAGACACATCATAAGTTTTACCAGCTTCTAAACTAGCTCCACTTGCTCCTACGTTAGATAAACACTTAATTTTCATAATTAATAGTAAGGGGGTAAATTAATACCCCCATATTGACATATTTATGCAGTTGTCACATCTTTGATTGCAGCAAATGACTGTGCATGACGTACAGCAACGTCAAATGCAACGACAGCCTTAACAGAAGTTAAGTTTTTGCTGAAGTCATCACTGTCCTCACCAACTGTTACTTCGATACCGCCACCGAACAATCCAAGAATTGCCTGTGAGAAGTCTCCCATAACAACAGCAGAACAAACACCAGAACTAGAACCTTTTGTAAGGTTGCTTGGAACTTGGTTTGTCATTGCTACTGGATATCCATTAAGAACACCAGGAGTAGCACCTCTACCGATAGCTGATAAATCTGCATTGTATAAGAATGCACCATCACCAGTTGTAGAACCACCTGCTCTTAGTTTCTTCAATGCACCCATTACTTTTGCGTTTGTTACATAAGCAATGTTATCTGCATTAACACCTGCATTATCTTCCATGATTGCTGTTTCAAGATCAACAATCTTTTCAAGAGTAATAGCACCACCATTAGTACCAATTGCAACAGAACCAATACCAGAAGTGTTCATGATACCTGTAGGCTGACCTGATGAACCAGATCCGTTCAAGATACCAAGATCAATTCCTAAGTTAATACCATCAGATAAATCTCTTCTAACTAGATCCTCAATACCAGGAGTTGCCTGTATGAGCATATTTCTAGAGAATTTTGACAGACTTGCTAAAGTCTTTGGTGTCATTGAAATCTGATCAAATGTAGATTCTGCTTGAGAAATCGCTGTTGTTTCAGATGATAAATATCCAGTAGAAGCAACACCAGATCTTCTTGGGATTGCAACATCACCAATAAGACCAGATAGTACTTGAACACCAAGATTCACCATTACAGTGTTATTTCTTAATGCTTCGATAAAGTCATCTGCTCTTAAATCTGTAGCAACGATATTACCGCCAGTATTAGCACTAGAAGTTACATATGTAGCTCTTTTTTGAGTTGATAATGCAGAGAATGGGAAGAATAATGTCTTGCCACCAGCATTGCGATGATATCCCTGACGTTGTACTTCCTGTGAAAGCTCTCTTGCAAAACCAGCACCAGGTCTATCCCAGTTGCCATCTATAAGAGCAGCAATACCACCAGAAACAAAGTCTGTATTTCTGTATTCTCTTTCTTCTTTTGCGGAGAACTGACTTTCTACTGGAGTAACAGTTTGCACCTCTGGTGACTTAGCACCTAACTTTTCAAGAACATTTGCTCTTGCTTCGTTTATTGAAGTGCCATTAGCGATCATAGATTCGCCCATGTCCTCAAAGCCATGCTTACCGCATAAAGCAGTAATCTCTCTTATTCTTGTACGTTCTTCAGAAGCAGCTTGTTTTTTAGCCTCTGAACGCACAACCTCTAAATTTGGTTGATCGGTCATTTCGTTTTCAGAAATAATGTTTACAGGAGGTGAGACAGAAGCCTCAGTTGCGTTTGTACGCTTATCGTCAATTGTAGACTTATTTTCCTCAATAGTCATAGTATCAGTCTCTAATAAAGACCGACCTATGCCAACTGAGGTGTCAGCAGGCGTAGCCACAATACTGACCTCATAAGGCTCCCATCGAGATGCGACAAAAGCACTATTTCCATCTATTTCACGTTCTTCCATCTCTAAAATGCGATATCCAGTACTAACATTCCTTAAAATGCCATCTGACACCATTCCGCGAATCTCATCAGCAAAGGCAGTTTGTGCAAATCTTACTCTTGAAACACCTTTTTTCTTCTTTTTATCAACATATGCTCTTTCTACAACACCTATAACTTTATCAGTGTCATGATTAAATAACAAAGGAGCAGAATCATTTAGTCTTTTCAAGTCAGCAGCATCGTTTTCGTGAGATAGTATCTCATTTCCAAATGATCTAGGCACTGCAAATTCAGAAGAAAATGGAAACTCATATATTCTTTCCTCTACTTTGTTAAATTTTGTTTCACCTGCACGTTTGAAAGACTCGTTTATAGATCTAATTGCTGGAATTTTAGTCAAGGTAGAAAATTTATGACCTACTTTTCTGTCTGTAGCCTCACCATCTCTATACAAAGTAATTAGTGCAGCAGGGTCATCAGCAGTGCCTGTAATAGTAAAACTAGAATCTGGTACATCTATAGTTCCGTCACGTTCAATACGATCTATCTGACCTCTAGCCGTACCACCACTAGAGTTCCAACGTACAAAATCACCTACTTTTAGAGCATCAGGGGCTGCTCGATTTTCTGAATCAGTCACAGTAATAGATCTAAGTTCTTTAATTTTAGCGGATTTTGGATCAGAAAAACTTTTACCAGCATCTCCTCCCCATGCAGCCCATGCTACACGACCTTTTGACGGATAGCCTTCTGTACCTTTTTTAAATCCTTTACCTTTTTTATCTACCTCATGTCTTGCAAACCATGCAGACATTTCAATAACAACCTGTGGAGATAGTTCATTACCACTTAATATCTGTGTTGCCCTTCTTGCTGCTACTTCTGTGCCACCTGCCTCACCTGCTTTCTTCCACTCTTTATATCTTCTTGCTTCTACTTTCATGCCCTCTGTAGGCATTAAATCTATTTCTGTGCCATTAATAGTTGCCACTTGATTCTTCTCCTACGTTTTCTGCATCTTCACCTGTCGGTTCTAGCGTATCACCAAATGGATCTACGCTACCTATAGGTTTGAACTGAGAACCACCAGACTTGTTAACAGCAGATGGATCAGTATCTAAGACAATATTCATCTCATCTAATTTAGCTAACTCTGACTGTCTCGCTACTAATAATTCATCTAAATCACCACCATTCTCAGATACACAATCTCCAAGTGTCTTAAATCCAGATCTAACTGCATTTTTCTGTGCCTCTACTTCTCTCTGTGGATCTACATATGAATATCCTCTACATACCCATCTTATCTTTTCATACCTTTCTGGTTCTGTCTCATAGGTTGGTAACACTAACGCCCCAGACATTACAGCCATCTCTAACCATGATTCATACATAGGTTGATAAAAGTTTTCCTTCAGCATTTGTTGTACAGTCCTCCAGTGATCACGATCCTGTAATAAAGAAAGTCTGCTTGAACTGTAATTAGATTGAGAATAGTCAGAACTTATACCTTCAAAACTACAACCAAGACCAGATGCCATAGATCTAAGCATAGTTCTTACAAATGTTTCAAACTCACTGTTAGGTTTACCCATATCAGGTATCGTTACAGATGAACCAGGTTCTAAGTACTTAAATTGTCCTGGTTCAAAACTTGTTACTCTGTCGTAATCATAAACTTCACCACCAGGATCTAACTCTCCTTCTGGAGTTGTAATAAATCCCATCAAAGCACTGGATGCTCTTGCATTAATTAGTGTGGCCTCAATCATGCCATCTAACTGATGCAGATGTTGAATAGTAGAAGATAACCAAGGAATACCACGATGCTGTCCAGGTCTTTGTGGCAAAAACAAATGCAATACATCTTTTGCATCTATAATTACATGTCTTTTAGTGCCAGCAGGTGTAGT